ATGAAAAAATTTCTTTTAGGATTCGCTTTGACGTTATCCATGGGAGCATTTGCTCAAAATCAAGAAGTACCTTGGATGGGAAAACTTATTAATGATTTTGTCCCTGAATGTTATCTCATTGCCGACTCAAATGATGACTATAATCACATCATACTTGGAGGCAGTATGGAATATGATTTCTGGGTAACAGATATGTTTTTTTTCAACAAAACAAATGCAGAAGTAGAAGAGTGGATGCAAGACTATATTTGTACAAACCATAGATTTCCAAATTTTGCAGAGGTAAGTAAAGGAAGACCTATTTTTAAGGTATACAAACCTATTTTGAATAATTAATGAGCTAAGCGTATTTTTTAAATACGCTTTTTTTATTTTACAGCACAAACAAAGTATGCTCATCCGTTTGAATCTCGTCAATCCTTCAATTTTTTTAAAATAAAAAACGCAAATAACATGATGTTATTTGCGTTTACTTGTGACCGAAATGGGGTCTGTTTTAAATTAAAAAATAAAACATAATTTACTAATATTCAGACATTTATAAAACAGAACAAAATAAACTTGTATACTTTATGTATACCAGAAATATTTACACACATTTATTTATACACTAAAAACCGATTATTAAAACAACCTACTCACTTGTTTCAAGGGCTTTCTAAACATGTAAATCAAAAATCCAATTATCACTATTGGTACAATAATCCCCCACCAACCAAACTGCTTTCGATCAACTTTCTTCCCATCTTCCTCTTCAGTTTTCTTTTCATCCTGATCAAAACTCAACTGAGCATTTTCCTCTTTTACTTTCGTAGATTCTAATTTCTCACCAGCTTCTTTGTTCTTCAAATCAATTTCATCACCCTTGGCCGTGATAGAACCATCCGGATTAAAAGTAATGGAACCATTGCGGATATTTAGCTCTCGCATAATTTCGAAAATCTTCTTTCTATCGAATTGGATCTCGGCGACTCCACAAAAATAAAAGTCTAACTATTGATAATTAAATAGTTAGACTTTTTTTATCTCTATAATTGTAGACTTTTTGTAGACATTCGTGTTTTAATTTATTTTCTAGCTTTTATTTTTATAATTACTTTTATCATACACTATTTCTAACCAATATTTTATTTCTTGATGCTTATAAAAGCTCGAATCCCTTCCTCTCTGCGATAAAAAAACGCAATCACTTATATTTAAAGAGATTGCGTTTTTTATTTAATATAATTTGTATAGTTTCAGTATAACATTATCGTTTAATTCTTTTCCGGACGTAAATACACTATAGCAACGAGTATAATAATATTAATTATTTTACAACGATTTTATATTCCCAGAAAATCTGGTCTTTCCACCCTTTTTTAATAAAAAAATCAGCTGCTAAATCTCTTTCAAATGGAACCCCAATTATATCTATTTTCTCTGCTGAAGTAACAGTTTTTGAACAATCTCCTAATATACAACTAGTACATGTAACACCATCCGGAATACATCCTTTATTATTCGAACAACCTTTTGTAGTACAACTTGTTGTTGTTCCGTATAAATAACCTTTGTAAGCAAAAGCCCCTATAGTAGAAATATAATCTGTACTCGCTGATTTTGCCTGTAAAAAATAATCCCCATCTAATTCAATAAAATTAACATCATCTAATTTAGCATCTGTTTGTTCTAAAAAAAGTAAATTTTCATTCCAATTTTTTAAAAGTAAATTCTTATCCTTGGTTAGTACAGGCATCCCTTTATCATCTATATAACCCATAATTGGATCATTAAAATCCTTGCTATTATTTATAAGGCTATTAATTTCAGCTACTGATTTTTTAAAATCAATTTCTTTTCCTCCCTCGCTAGAGCATGCTCCACTAAATATACCTCCAAAAAGCAATGCAATAACAACATAAAAAAATTCAATTCTTCTCATAATCATATAATATTAGATTCAATAATACATTAAAAATAACAAAAAATAACATAACAGCAAAAAATATTCTTATTAACAAGCAATACACATGTACTTCTTTAACAACAAATCAATTAATAATTAAAGTTAAAAACGCAATAATTATGAAAAAAAACAAAATCCCCCACCAACCAAACTGCTCTCTATCCACTTTCTTTCCTTTATCCTCTTCAGCTTTCTTTTCATCCTGATCAAAACTCAACTGAGCATTTTCCTCTTTTACTTTCGTAGATTCTAATTCCTCACCAGCTTCTTTGTTCTTCAAATCAATTTCATCACCCTTGGCCGTGACAGAACCATCCGGATTAAAAGTAATGGAACCATTACGGATATTCAACTCCCGCATAATCTCAAACACCTTCTTACGGTCAAATTGAATCTCGGTAACTTTTGTTTGCTCCTGGAGAGAAGTCTTGGTTTCCTCCAAAGAGGACTTACTGTGCTTTTCAACTTTACGAGATCCACAAGATTGTGCTGCTAACCCAAGCAGCACAATCAACAATACAACTACTCTCATAAGCGTTTAATTACCGATTTAGCTACGCTTTTTAAATAGTCTGCGTAATTATCTGCTGTTGCGTATCCAGCCTCAGCAATCTCCTCAAAGAAGCGATTGTAATCCCCTCGAACTTCCCAAGCTTTAGCATAACGTTTATTCTCTTGAAAGAATAAAGCATGGTCTTGGAAGCTTTGTTCCGGTGTATCATATTTTCTAAAGTAATCTTTCACTTTATACACATATTTTCCATCTGCACGCTTTGTCATTGACAGAACAACCGGAAACTGTACATTAGCACTCCAAAGGATTTCAGTTGTTGTAACGAGTTGCTTCTCCCCTTTTCCCGTCCATTTAATACCAAAGAAGTTATTTCCAACAACTTTCAATCCCCAACCGCTCTCAAGTGCTGCTTGTACCAAAATCGCAATATAACTCAATCCTGTTTGTTTCTCAATTTCTTTAGCAGCTGCTTTATACTGGTTTACAAAAATTGAAGCATTATCGAGTGACAATGCTTCAAATACTTCAAAATTAATCTCCTTCATTTTCTTTTTCTTTTTTTAATTTTTCAATACTTAAATCCTTTTGGAAGCTATCAAACTTCCCTAACAAAACATTACCTGGAAAAACACCTCTTGTGATATTATTGACATTTTTTAATCCGCTTGATCCTGGATACAAACAAACAATCAATCTTGTAGTCATCTTAAGATACCCGTAAACTAAATCTTGCTCTTTTGTAATATGAGTCAAACTCTCAAATATCAATCCCCCAACCAAAACCATTGATAACTTGATTAATAATCCTACAATGTTTTTCATCCATGAAAAATCCCTTTTAAAAAACAAGTGATATACTGTACCCAAAAAATGATCCGCAGCAACTAGAAATAAAGCAATTAACACATAATCGATACTCTCATCCAACCATTTATCCAATTTATCCCATATACTCACCACCATCAATACAACCACACTCATCATCCCCGATAATTTTATACTCACTCCAATCTGTTGCAGATTATACAACAGATACTCCTGTAAATCGATTAAATACTTCATACTACCAACCAACTATTATTCCTTTTTCAACTTGTATCCTGAAGCCCCCAATGTTTAAAACCCCAGTTTTTCCAACCATTCCATTCGCACAGTAATCTCCTTCAATAAGGTTGATGTCTCCTTTATCTGCCCATAGTGCATAACCTCCTCCTGCAATCCACTTACTACTAACGTCATGTACACGAATACCTCCTTTTTTTAATGAAATCATTCCTTTTTCAATTAATATAGCATCAACTGCTTGAGAAACTGCTTGAAGCCACAGAGCCGCTTTATATGTTTCATCTCGGAATTTTCCTTCACCAAATATTTTTAAATAATAATCAACCCCGCCTGTAGACACCTCATACTTTACGTTATGATTGTTTCCAGACACACAAACTAGACTGCCATTTGATAATTCAGCACAAAATGCTCCCGTGTACCAATCGTCATTAATTAATTTGAGTCCATCTCTATCAAATCTGAAAAATTTTTGATAGGCTCTTAATTGTGAATCAATAAACTTAAACCCTTGTTTGTTGTATTCTAGCCCTTCATTAATCTGAAATTCTCCAATTTGCCCTGCTAACGCTTTGAGTTGACCATTAACACCATCCAAAGTTAAATTTGGATTCAATGGACTTGGTGATTGACTCACCATCTTTTGATCTTTAAAAACAAAACCCGCAATGTTTGCATTTTCGGCAATTAAAAGATTCACAGCTAGCTGCTCCATAGAGTTCAAACGTATGAATTCATTTGTTGGATTGATTTGCGCAGTCACATTGTTATAACCAGGCTTTAGTTTCCACCAACTATCCGTTGCACGGTGATACACATAATCAACTACTTCTTCATTATTTCGATAAACATCACCAGCTACCCATTCACGTTGAATAGGCAATTGCCCTGGGCGACCTTGCGGACCATCTATAACTTTTGAAATAGAAATCGAATCTTCGTATTCTTGATTTTGATTGTTTTTTATAACAACACGATACGTTTCAACAGTTTGAATTTGATTATTGGCTATAACAAAGTTTTGATTGGTTCCTACAACTGTTGTTCCGGTTCCTTTGTACCAAGCATAGCTAATCGCTTCAAAATTGTTTGCAACTGCCTTTAAAGTAATAGTTGAAGGTGTATTGTTTTGAAACTGCGTACCTGTTGCCTGAATGCGCACCGATTTGATGCGCTCTCTAAGCCTTATTGTTCTTGATCCATTAACTTGTCCCATAGCCTTTAATTTTCAGTTGCTTCAAATAGCACACTAATTTCACTCACTCCTGCAGCTTCGATTTCTCCATAAGTAACCGTTACCGATGTTCCGCTTGTTTGCGCTCCAACACTTGTTCCATCCACTTTAACCTTTTGATACTTGTAAATCCAAGTACCCGATGCAGGCGTTGTTGTTCCTCTATACACAACCTTTGGCGTGTATTTGATAGAACCACCAGGTTGTAAATCGTCCTCAATTCCTTCCACATTATACATGAGTTCCAATGAATCAGTTTCATCACGCACCGACATCATCGCTGATTTTACTAATTGACCATTTTCTTTTATCTCAACAATATAGGTATCGTAGGTTTGAATATCTGCTGCAGTAAGCGTTATGGTTTGTTGTGTTTTCCCTGGTAGTAGCATACGATTATCTGCAATTGGATCATTAGCCAAGTCTTCAGCTTCATCCAAAGTTGATTTATACCATTGGTAAGTAATACCATCTGTTACGGCAATTCCTCCTTTTTCTAGGATTGCTTTTAGCGTTACACTCGGATACGTTGTTGTTATTGTTGCCCCTCGACCGTTTGCATCAATGATATAAGCATTATATGTATTGGCGCTTATATTTTCCTTTACAACGTTAATTAGCGCCGCAATCGCAGTGGTATAGCCTCCAGTGTATGCATTAGCATTGAATTCAATCGCACTTGTTGTGTCTATTGAATTCATAATATCCGCTTTAATCTTTAAAGCAGGAACCTGAATAGAACCAATCGAATAGGTTGTCTTTTCGAAACGTGCATCAGTATCAGCAATTACTTGTCCGTTGAACTTCCACGCAGTCGCAGTTAATTGAGCTGTTGAAAGTGGAGTATTAGTAAGTGAAGTCAATACTTGCGCATATACAGTGCGCTGTTCTGCTTCATTTACCCAGCTCCCTACAACAACTCCATTTTGATACTTTGCAACTAAAGGTTTGTCCGCAATTAGTGAACTAGAGATTGTATCTCCTTTTTTTCCAAGTTTTATTGTTCTCGATCCTCTTACTAATTCCATGAGTCAATAATATTTAATGCTTGCGCGGTTTCTAATTCTTCATATTCAAAATCGATTTGATTTCCTTTTTGGCCAAAAATGGTCAAGATGTCTTTTTTGAAAATCACCTCTCCTTCTTTTTGAGGAAAGTAGTGATCTGCAGGGATGACTTCTTTTTCGATAGCCAATTCCTCATTCATTATTACATACTTCATAGCAGCTATGGTTTTAAGGTTAAATCTTCTCTTAATTCATAATCCAATTGCTTGTTCGCTTCATTCAAGGACTTGATATCCGCAATTGAGATATTCACTTTGAATCCTTTGTATTTAAAAGTTCCATTGGATTGTTTCAACCATCCTACCGATAAGAACTGTTCCGGCTGTTGGATAATCCCATTATTGGTATTGAGTACCATTTCAACCTGAACGGAACTTGCTTCAGGAGATACCGAAGTTGGATACAAAATCTCTTCAGTGTAACCTGGTAGCTTTTTCATCAGCATAAAATCAGCAGTGTATAATTTGGTTGGTTTAGGGTTTGGACGATAATTTTCAGGAAGTGAAGTATTCGATTTGTAATGTTCAGTTTTTTGAGTGATTAGATCTTGAAGGTCTTCTTTAGAAGGTGACCAAGGCGTCATAACTTTACTTTGCTCTACTTTTAAATCATGTAAGTCAATAACCACTCCTGAAGATTCTGCATGAGAATTTCCTCCATAAAATCTAACTTCTGTTACCGAATTCTTAACGTTGTACACAAAACTATTTTCTCCTTCTATCATTGCACCAATTCTATAAAAAGTACCACCATCCATAACCCCAACTTGACTTTGTGCCGCCACTCCTTGCACTATATTTCTTACACATGAAACAACTATACTTCCCGTTAAGCTCTCCGTAAGTTTAACAAATTTACTTCCGCTGATTGTCATGAACTTTGAACCATTTATACAATTTAAATTCACAGTCATATATAATTCCCTCCATTGAATAACTTCTGTATCAGTTTCAACCTTTTGTTCAATCAGTTGATTTAAATACTCGGAACAATCAGCTACTTCAACTTTAATGATTGTACCAGATTTATTGATTTTACTCGCATCAATAAATAGTTTATTCGTGTATTGCCCCTGATACCCTTCTACATTTCCAATTTCATATTGTCCATTATACCACCAATAAGCAGCAGGCACTTTATCTTTACCTCGATATAAATCAGCTTGACAAATAAGTCCCTGGTTGTTTTCTGTTGGGAATAAATTGTACCCAACAGGCGCAGATGTTTCTAATAATACTGGAGATTCCGCGATAGGAAGTGTAATCAGATTAAATGATTCCTGAAAGTTTACAACACGCTTTGTTGTGTTATCCATGAATCGTGCAGAAAACAGAATCGTAATCGGCTCTAAATCGCTTACATTTTTAAAGATTGTTAGCTTTCCTTTGTCAGCTCCAGTACCTATTTTAAATTCCTTATCTGTTGATACAATTTCTTTATAACCTATTGCAGTTAATTGCTTCCAACTCACATCAGTTAGATCAGCATTCACTAATCCTGAAACGATATTATGGACATCATTTACTCCACATTGCACAAGTACAACGTATGGATCAATTCTTCTGTCCGGTTCAAAATAACGCGTGTTAGCGTTGTAATTCTGACGATTTGAACCACTGCGTACTGTTACGTTTTTGTACGTATCTAGTGGTTTGTAATCTACTTTTATATTTAAAACTCCTTGTTTCATTATCCTATATTTGTTTGAGCAGTTAAACGTTGGTTTTGTACAATTGCTTGACAGATAAATACGATTGATCTCGAATAAATATTAGGCGTAAAGTCAACTGCTGTTAAGTGAATGATTCGTTCTGTTTTACCTTGAGACCATATCGCATCCGAATCGCGATCTTCTTGTGTAGTTCCTGATTCTCTAAACCATTGCCAAGAGACAACTTCATTTGTAAAATCATTAAAATAGCGCTCTACGGTTGCTGTTAAAGTAGTTTGAAGATTATCTGCTGCGATGGTTTCGCCTTCTGAAGAATCTATGAATAAGTGTAGTGAATCAGTACCAAGAATATCATCTACATTTTGATAAGTTAGCTGAATATCCAATCCACCATTAACAACAAAGCACGCTTCATTTTTGACATATTTTAGAACGATGGTTTCATTTGGACGAAGGAAGTAATTCTTTTGTGTATACAGTTTAATTGGAAAATCAACACTAAGTGCATCGTGGACGATTGTTATATAATCCGTACGCTTGTTGCGAATCGATACTTCAAATCCATCGGGAAAGTTTTGATCAACGAGAATCCCAAATACTCCATTCATAATTCCATCGATAAAACTATTCCCTCCAATTACTTCAATATTTCTTTTATTAACATCAGCAGCTAAAATCTTATCCTGGTGATTGAGTTGCACCCATCGATATGAAAGTTTAGAAACAAAATCCCCTACAGCTTCAGAACCTACATTTTGCAACCCCGCATCAGTGACATACAAATAGAGATACGGTAGGTAGTTTCCAATTATACGAGGAACAACGTACCCCTCTGTATTTTCTGTTCCGGTGATAAGCTCAAACAAACCACTTGCATTTGCCACAACTACATCTACTCGATATTTTGTCCAGTCTGCACGAGGAATATTAAATGTAAACTCAACTATATTCTCTAACTCTAAACCACCAATCAACCATTTAGAACGAGGATTAATTACTACATTACTATTAGACAATGAATAACCCGCATCATATATGAAATAGTCCTTTTGAGCAATTTTATCAATTCTTTCATCTAGGTATTGGAAGTTCCCATCGACTTCAGCTGACAATAATTGCCTTCCTTTTTCCCTTCTGTATACTATTCTATCTGACATAATCTTCTACACAATATTCATCTACACAATAAATTCTTTCTCTTGTTATAGGGCCGAATGGTTCGCCTGGCACACGAATAAATACAATATGTCGAACCCAATAATTATTCATAATCTGTTAAGCTTTGATAAACAGCCTCTATCATTGTTATTTCTGTTTTTCCTTCAGAAAAATTTAAGTCCAAACGAGTAGGGATAAAAGTTTTATTTTCACGCCAATGAAATTCACATAAATGCAAGGGTGATATAATCCCCAATGCAGAACCATCAATTTTGATATGTGGTCCTGGTTGAACATCGTGGATATTTCTAACATAACATTCTCCATATCTAAAATTACCGCTCCAACCGTACCTCTTCCAATTTTGTCTATGATCACGCTGCTCAACAAGACCAGGTTTATTAAATCTAAAATTTCGATTGGTATTATCCTGCCTACTATCAACATGGAACAATTCCACTTTGTGCGTAGCAGTATAGTCGATCCTTCTCTTTTTCTTAATCTTATACTTCTTGACAGTCAGCACTTTTATTTTTAAAGTAGAAATACCAACTTCATTAAAGACAGGGTCATAATTATTTAGAAGTACCGGAGGATAAATAACAACATTTAAATAACCTGATTGGGTAATTTGAAGTTTATCAATTTTAATCTTACCTGTTAGATTTCTTCTAGTTTCAACATAATTTAATTTTTGCGCATCACTGTTTGAACTATCAGAAAATTTGACTTCTAACACACTTGTGTCATAGACTGGACTATCAGGAAAATTTGAAGCAATTACATTGTTATTATGAATTATTTCATAGCGAATTACACCTCCATATTCATCCTTTTCAAATTTGGCTTTCGTTGCCTTGGTTGTATAACAAATAAGCTCCAAATCAACTTCTAGAAACTTTTTTTGTGCTGGAGCAGGAAAATCCGAAGCCTCAATCCAAATCGGATCTCTTAATTGGATATAATTCCCTCTAACATTGCTTTCTATTTTCCAACCTGATACACTTATAATTTTAGGATAAGCAATCCTAACTCTTCCTCTTTCATGAATCCATTTTCCATCTCGAGGTAACCATACATAACCAACCGTTCCAACCATTTTCCATTGACGCACAAAACCTTGATAATCTCCATCCTCTTCTTCATTTTGACGTTCATAATACCCCTTGTCAATAATTGTGTTTTCAAAATTATAATCCACACTTAACTCTACAGTCTTAAAGGGAGGCTGAACACTTATCATAGGATCACTATAAAAAGTCACAGAACTCTTTGGACGAATAACTGAAACTGTAGATTGAAAGATTCCAGCAGATGAATATTTTTCAAAATGAATTACGTATTCGTGTAATTGATTTACGCCAATGATATACCATTTTCCCTCATAAGTAAACAGTTTACACCCTAAATCATGTATCAATCTTTCTAAAATATCATAAGCTGAATCCTTGTCAGGAGCTATGTCTTCTAAATCATCATCATCGTCTTTTTCAACATAAGCTCTTCCATCTACAGTAATTTGGTCCCATCGATAATTATTTGAAGGAACTATAGCCGGACAGAAATAAATATCTTGCTCTAATCCTGTTAACTGTAAAGCTTTGGCAATAAAATCAATCACAGACCTTCTTTGTGTATAATACTCATCAGGAAGATCTTTTCCTTTTAAAATACCTAAACAATCAGTTGCTGTCATTGAAACAAAAAACGTTGGCGATTTATAAGGCTCAGTATATTGATCAGGAAGCAAATAACCACGCCAAATCAACCGATTCCTCTCATCTAATAAATCCACCCTAAACCTACTTTCGGATCCCGTAAATAAATGGTAAAACTTTCCATCCATTCCATCACGAACTAGTAAAGAAAAAGTAAGATTCGAAGCCATTAACGTTTGAAATTTATCATCCGCACCCTCGTAGGTTAGATTAATTGAGTTCTTTTTTACTTGATTTTCTGTTGTTGTCAGATCAATTATGGAAGGATCAAAGATGTCTGTAACATCTTGATATATTTCGGTATCGATAATGCGTATTCTAACCTGTTTCATTATTTAATACGATTTATAACTGTTGTATTACGATCTAAGACTAACTGCAAATCTCTACCTGAAAGTTTAAATCCGCCACCCAAAACAACCTGCGTTACTCCACCTCCTGAAGCTGGCTCAATCAAATCTTTCAATTTATTGAGCGGCGCGATTACCTCGGGATTATTAGCAGCTCCAGCATATTCCCCCATTAGCCCGAAAGTAGGACCTGATACAATTCCACCATCAGCAAATTTTGGTACTGAACTAAAAGCACTCATAACAGCACCCATTGAAGCTGCAAGTAAAGCCGGCAATACATAAGCTGATAATGGACCATAACTCTTTGCTGTTTCTGTTCCAATAGAAACAGAATCCGCAGTCGCTTTTGATAAATTCATCGCCATCATTTTTAGAACTTCCTGCGCCATTATCATCCCAAACTGAACTAAAGCATTTTCAGATTTACTCATTGAACTTGAAATATAACTCCCCATTTGAGCAAAAGAATCTCCAACAATACTCGCATACATTTCCGCATCTTCTTGTTTATGTTTTAGAATTTGCCCATGACCTTCTGCCTGACCTTCTATTGCTGATTGTGTATTCGCTAGAGATTCTTTAAACTTATCCAACTGTATTCCTGCACCATCAGTATCTAATTTAATTTTTATTTCTAAATCTTGAATTTCATTACGCCAAGCCTTTACCTGGTTATCAGCTTCACCATACACTCTCGCCCTTTCATTTGCTAATTGCTTTAAAACAGCTATTTGCTTTTCCATCTCAGCTGTAGAACCTGCAATTACAGGCGTAAAACCATCGACAGCCGCGACAGTTACCTTCTCTCTTGCAGCTGTCAATTCATCTATTTTCTTTTGAACTTCAGCGATTTTTTCCCCAAACAAAGCATATTCATCAGAAGTGGCAGCTGTCGTACTTCGCAACTTTTCCAACTCTTTAATTTGATTCTGATAAAAACCCTCAGTTCCCTTCAAAAAAGATTCCTTAGTATCACCAACACCCTCCGAATTAACACTAAAGCTGACAGGGATTTCTATTGGATCAACAGAATTCATGTAATCATCATAAATATTAATAATGGATTTTTTAGCATAATCACTATTAACCCCTACTTCAATATTCACAGCTTCTTGCTTAGCCACACCATCCAGCTCTTCCATGTACTGAATCTGCTTTTTTATTGCTGAGATTTCTTGTTCTCTTTTCTTTAAGGCAACATCAAATCCGGATTGATAAGTCTTAAGAGCAACACCAGAAGCTCCTATTGACTTCATGTACTCATCAAACTCTTGTCTATTTTTAATATAAACCTTTGAATTGCCAATTCCATAATCCACAATAGCATCACTTTCTTTCTCAAGCAATTTTGAATATAATACCGTTTGCTTATCAGAAATAGCCTGTTGTTTTGCTTTATTTCGCAACGCTGCCACATATTTATTTATAGCAACTGTTGCAGCATCCGTATTAACTGTTTCTTTCGTAATATTTCCCAAATACTCTGGAGACAATTCATTTATTTTTTTGATAGCCTCAATCTTATCCTTATCCGTAGAGTTTACATCTCTAGCTATTTTCAATAACTTTTGCAGCTCAGCTTCTTGTCTACTTGTTGTATTGGCTATTTGCTTACTGATATCATTTAAATTGCTTTCTGTGCTAGTTAATTTCCTAAAACCATCATCAGCCAACAAAACATAAGTAACCAAACCTGCCAAAGCAACGGCAACCATCGCGTAAGGATTAGCTAATAACGCCGTACTAGCACCAACAATAGCAGATTTTAATGTCACAAAACCAGCAGATAAAACAGGTAATACTTTCACTACAGCACCTACACCAATCATAAGTGGGCCTATTCCAGCAACAAAGCCACCAACAGCAACAGTAATTGCTTTTGTTGTATCCGATAAACCTCTAAACCAATTTGCTAAATCTTTAATTGAATTCGCTACTTTTCGAAATGCTGGTTCAAGAACTTCTCCAATCTGTATTGCAACACCCTCAAGAGCAGATTTCATTTCACGCCAAGAACCACCAATACCACCTTCCATCTGATCCTGCATTCGCTTAGCAGTACCCGCAGAATTATTAATCGCTTTACTTAACGCATCAAAATCTCCTGGAGCCGCATTCACTAATGCTAAAAATCCTGAAATAGCTTCCTGCCCTGCCAACATACCTGCGTACTGAGCTTTTTGAGCAGTGCTTAAATTGCCAAATTTTGAACGAAGAATTTCTAACACCTCACTTAACGGCTTGATAGTTCCATCAGCATTAGCAATCGTAATTCCTAAATCATCCATCGCCTTCTGACTTTCTCTAGTCGGCTTAACTAATCGAGTCAAAATAGCACGCAAAGCCGTTCCTGCTTTTTGCCCCTTAATCCCCGCATTAGACATTAAACCAATAGACAGCGATAAATCTTCTACTGCAAAACCTAAAGATCCTGCCAAAGGAGCTGCGTATTGAAAAGCTTCACCCAACATCCCCACCGTTGTATTAGAATTTGAAGAAGCAGCTGCCAATACATCTACAAACTGAGCTGCATCGCTCGCCGATTTCCCCATAGCAGTTAAACCATCAGTAAGAATATCGGATACCATTCCTAAATCTTCACCACTAGCCGCCGCTAACGCTAACATTCCAGGAATACCTTCGATAATATCCTTTGTCTTCCACCCTGCCAAAGCCATGTAATTCATCGCCTCAGCAGCTTCAGAAGCCGTATAACGCGTAGCTGCTCCCATTTCTTCAGCTACAGACTTTAAATTTTTAAACTCTTCAGCAGTAGCATTCGATGTAGCCATAACTTTACGCATGCTGTCATCAAACTCCATATTTATCTTAGACGATATTCCACCTAAAGCTACTAGAGGGGCTGTAATATAAGTTGACATTTGCTTACCTACACGTTGCCATTCTTTACCCACTTTTTCAAGCTGTCTTTTTGAGTTCTCCATCTCGGTAGAAAACTCTTTCAGATTGGCTTTAAAAATTATATTGATCTGTGCTAAACTTGCCATCTATACCTTTTCATTAATTACCACTTTCTTCTTTTCATCAATCAACCTCCAGCGCTCTTGCATTTCTTCGAATGTATTTTGCTCTGCATCCAAATCTTCTTCAGCATGAACTTCTTCCGTATCCCAAGGCAAAGGCAATAAATCTTTTGCTGTCTTTGTTTTGTCTTTCATATAAGGCCTTAGAACCGCTTCAAAAATCTTTCTTGTTTGTTCCCATGAAGTCTTGATCTGCATTTCATTATTTTCATTCCATCCCAACTGAATATTATTAAATTGGCGTGGAGTCAAAGAATAGAAATAGTTAATATCTAAACCTATGCGACCACACGCCAAAATTTCAAGATCCTCCCATGTAAACAAATCCTCTACTTCACTTGATCCTTGTTTTTTTTTTCAGATACTTTAGGAATAGAATCCATAAACGCTTGCATGATATCAGCCATAACTTCAGGATTTCCCATCAAAAACTCAACAGCTGTATCCGAATCAATTGTTTCTTCCCCTGCATTCTTAGCTGCGGCTTCGATAATATCTCCAAAGACATTCAATTGACTAAATGAGATATCTTCAACCTGACCAACAGAACCAATCTTTTCAAAGAAATTTGAAATAGAATCGATCCCCCATTTCTCACTCAATCTTCTTAGAAGTCCGTAACTAAATTTCAGCTCAACTTCTACTCCATTGATAACTACTTTAAGAACTTTCATTATTCTGTAAGTTTTGAAACTGTGATATCTCCATTACCTTTAAAAGAAAATGATGATGTAGAAGAACTTCCTGTATCCGCGCTAATTCCCGTTGATTCAATAAAAGCTTTTCCACTTAGTAAAATATCACCTATTTTACCTGTTGTCATCTCAATATCAACTTCCTCACCCGCTAACTGCATTACAATCAGATCGAAGTAATCTGCCTGAGTACTACTTGTCGCTTTATCCGCTGTTAAAGATTCAGCGCTCAACGACCACTCGTAATTACTTGGTACGTTCACCGTTCCATCTGTATCTTTTGTAGCGATACTCTCCAAAGTTGTTGATATCGTAATTGAACAACTCGTAGAGTGAAATACTGTTTTACCTCCTACAGAAATTCGTAGGTCCTTTCCTTTGTAAATTTTTCCTGCTGCCATAGCCTACTTAATTATATTAAAATTGATATTCACATAAATGTGAAAATTTTCATCGTCAAAAACAGTTTGAGTTGAAACAAACTCAGCATCATCCATTTCTTCAACAGCTTCTTTCATTTTATCCGCAAAAGAAATAGCTGATAAATAATTTTCAGGTTCATAACAAAGAGATAATGTAACCGGAAACATTCGTCCATCAGAAGACACATAAGGGACTTCTCCTATATTGTAAACCGCAAAAGGAAATTCTTTTTGCACACTAACAAACAACGGGTATATTTTATCTCCCATCTCCTGTTTGAAGTCATTATTATTTAAAAAATATTCGAATATTTGCTGACTTACTTGCTCCATACTACTTACTTAATCTATTAATTCTTCTTTGGATAAAAGATGCAAATTGATTTTCTGCATCACTTGTCACCTTTCCTTTTGTTTGCTCATAAGCATCCTTAAGAAAACGCTGCGGCTTAGTCATCTTTGCTCTACCCGCCGCTCTTAAATTTGCTCGCTCTCTTTTTGTTTTTCTCTTTTTATTTTTTGCACTCCCTCTGCTTAAATTTCGAGCTGTAGAAAAACGTGCATTATTTTTATAGAACAATTTTGTTTGCTGATTAGCCGAGGTAAAATATTCATGTCCTTCATGAACCATATGTCCATACCAACCATCAAACTTACCTTTCGCCCTAGCACCAACAACCACACTTGGGTTCTCCGTTTTTACCGTAATTATTCCTAAAGACTTTTTTAATGCTCCTGGAGCAATATATTTGCCTCTAGAAAAGTGCTTTTGTTTAGAAACTGGAACAATAGCTTTTGATGCATTTAAAGTAGGTTTTGCAATTTGACGTAGAATAACTAAAGCCTCCCTTCGCTTATCCTTATCATCACCAAGCGTTTTAACCTTATCAGCCAATTGCTGAAATCCTAAAACATCAACATCTACTCTATTGCTCATTTACACACTTTAAAATCAAATGACTTCTACGCCCTAAAGGAGATACACTTAAAATAGTAAAGAAAACTCCTTGGTCCTCAATTAGCATTTTAATACCTTCTTGTTCTATTTCTTTTCTCCAGCGAATGACATACACTCTTGTAGTTTCATTCATCACAGCCATATCCACTTCACGACTACCATAGTCATTCTCCAACTTTGCATATGTTTTAGAAAATTCCTCACGAACTGTCTTTTCTTGACCTACTTTGTCTTTTTGAATAACAACTCGATGAATATTAATTCGCCGATCCATTTGCCCGATATACGGTTTTCTTATTGCCATTTTCTATATGGTCTTAAAAGGTTATTTACTGCTGTATTATTTCCTTGATTTCTATCCTCTCGCTTTTCATAAGCATCCCCAACCATCAAAAGCATTGCTGATAGAATATCTTTTGGTAATGTTTCCGAATCAAATCCCAACTCAATAGTAACTTTAAGTTGTTGTTTCGGTTTTAATGTCACATTCTTAAAAGACACTTCATAAATCTCAACACCTCTTTTTGCTTGAGAATAAGCAAAAGAAGGAAGAAGAACTGAATCAACACCTTCTTCCAATACTTCTACCTTTTGAACCTTGTCATTCAAAGATGATCTTTCAATAACAATCGATTCAGCATTATGAGTCAAAAATTCAATAGTACTCTTCTTTAAAATTCTTTCAGTATAATTCTCAGCTTGAGTAATAGCAGATGCTATTGCTACTTCAATCAACACATTCTCCTCATCATTATCAGCATCCAAGCGCAAGTGCTTTTTCGCCAATTCCAACTTCACTACTTCTACATTTTCTATAGCAATAACATCTGCATTCATACCAACCAAACTATTAATTATGAAAGATTTTTATTTAACGTATTCTGCGTATTTCGCCTCTACGATTTCCGCTGCTACTTCCTCATGTAGCGCCACTTCTTGGCCTACATTGTAAGGAAGTTTAAATTTTCCTGCTGGAGATAAAGTGAAACGAATGAGGACTTCGTTTTCTCCAGGTTGTTGTTTAGGTGCTTCGCTTTTCAATAAAGCATCTAATTGAGCAACAATATTTTTCTCTTCTTTAAGCTCATTAACCAACCCTTCTTTATCCTTTTCTAATTCTTGAATCTTAGCATCCTTACTATTCAATTCCTCTTCCTTCGTTTTCAATCCCCCCTTAAGTTCTTCAATAGTAGCATCCTTTACAGAAACAGCAGATTCTAATGCTGCAACTTTCTCTTCCAACAATACAACATCTGCACTAGAAGCTGTTTCTGCTTGATCTAAAAGAGTAGGAACTTTTTCAGTTCCTTGCTCTTGTTTTTTATTTCCTGTACTCATGGTTTACGCTTTTAAGAATTTATTTACTGCGAACGCTTCAGGATTAGCCGATTGAATATCCGCATACAAGTTAGAATACAACAATACCTCTCCTGTGCTAGCTCCTGTAACCGTATCAGCAGTAAAGTTCACTCCACCCCATTGACCGATGTACAACTCAGAGAAGTTTCCATAAATCAACGTTTGCAAGCCAGCTAATTCTTCAACTAAATTGGTAACAATTGTTTTTTGTCCATCAATCAATCCGTTTTCCATAACAAAACGCCCGCTTCCTGCGTCTTTTTTTGTTGTCTTAGCCGCTGCTGCTAATTTTGAATTTAGGATAAACACTTCGTTTCCTGCATCTGCATTCGCTCCGGCAATCAACCCCCATAACTCCACAGCCGCTTCATAAGACATTTCCTCTTCAGTAACAGCTTTCGCAAGCTGAACCCCCGTCATGTTTAAAATACCTAGAGGCTCTTTAACACCATCACCATTCAAAGCTGCTTTATTCAAGGCTCTTGCAGCTGCTTGACGCAACTTATTATAAAGCATATTCTCTACAGCTACAGATGATTGCATTAGCAATTGGTTAGAAACAGAAACCCCAGCACCAGCTCTTTTTGGCTTCATAATTGGTCCATCAATTTCCTCAGCTTTTAAGATGATTTTCTCGCGCTCGGATAGCCATTTGTATTCATAATCTGAGAATTTTGGTAAGGAAACGTTTCCAACCAATCCAGATAAGAAACTAGCACCAACTTCCTCCAAAAACAATCTTGGAATAAAACCTTCAACTACATTAATATCTGTAGGCACTAATTTTCCTCCAAACTTTCCTGAATCTTCAGTAACTGTTTGCCCTGTTGCGCGAACCATAGAAGCAGGAATAGAGAAACTATTTTTAGTATCAAATCCCAAATGCAAACTTTCAGCTTCTCTAACAGCTTCATCATTCATTTCTTTTTCTACACCATCTAACGCAGTCCCCGCAGTAATACTTCTTGCTGCTTTTAAGAAAGAAAAACGCTTTGCAATTTTCTCCATTTCCGCACCTTCTCCACCACCTACTGACGCACCTGCTAATCCAGCAAATCTTCGTTGTCTTTCTTCGTGTTTCTCAGCCTTTTCAATTTCACCATCTAAATCCGAAATCTCTGTATCAGAATTATCTAATTCAGTTTGTTCCTCTGGAGATACTTCTCTATTTTCCTTTTCAACCAACTTGTATATCGCTTGTTGACGTTGCAGAAGAGCCATTCTTTTCTGCTTTAATAAATCAGACTTTTTCATCTTACTTTAACATTTTAATTTTTAAATCAACCAAAGCAGCTCTAACTGCATATTTATTTTTCACATCTTCCTTTGCTTTAGGAAATCTTTGTTCAAAGTCACTTTTATATTCCGCTGATCGTTTCAACGCATCAGGGTTACTTCCAATTGGAACGATACTCCATTCCAACAGTGATTGTCTATCGAAGTACAACAAATCAGGATTCTCCCCTTCATCAAAATTCCCCCAATGCCAATCGTGAACATCTGCACCAATAGAAGCCATTCGAAGTGTTCCGTTTTGAACTTTTCTAAATACCTTCTCTGCTAACGGATTATCCTCTGCATTTTCAAAGGTTACTGTAGCAATCAACTCACCATTTTCAACCCTCACAACAGAAGTACCAATCACCATATCAGGATCGTCCGAATAGGATTTATGTGCATATAACACCACCGGATTGAGCGCGTAACGCTCCAACTTCCAACCATCTATTTTAAAGACCGTTCCGTATGTATCTGGAGTTTCCGAACTGATCACAAACTCAGCTTGTCTATTCTCAATCTGTTCTTCAGTTAAAACTCGTACAACTGCTTCCCTAACTACCTTACTCATTCTTCAATTCCTTTTTATTTTTATCAATCATAAAGCCCAACAATTCCATATTCACCGGTGTTAACGGCTCATCAAGTCCTTCTAGCGGATTCAAATCTTCCAGTGCTCTTACTTCATTTCTAGTCATTATTCCTGCATAAACCATAGCAGAATAAAACTTCTGCCTTGCTTCTAAATCTCCCCTTAGCAAAACCTTTTCATTAAACTTTACGTAAAGAGATTCAGCGCTTTCACGAGCAAACACCTTTCTGTTTAATTCTTGCTCAATTCGTGTTGTCCAGGGAAGCAAAGAATCTTGAACATGCTCAATAGATTGCGCTTGTATGTTTGAATAGTTTGCATTGGTAAGGTCCTTAAGCTTATGTGGTGCAATATTCAACCAGCGAGCAATTTCTGTAACAGAATATTTATTGGTTTCTAAGAATTGTGCTTCTTCAGGAGTCACACTTATTGACTTATATTTCAAACCTTCATCAAGAACCGGAACTTTAAACTTGTTTTTTTCCGACATCTTGCTCGTGAACCCTTCTGAAATTGATTTTTTATTATCAACATGAATAGATTTATCACTCTCAATAACCCCATATCCAATACCACGGTCATTATAAATGGTAGAAGCGTATTTTTGTGCATCTAGATTCACACCTAGATTATATGCTGCCCATTTGATAACAGAAACACCCATAATTCCATCAATGCTGAATGCTTTAAAATGAAGGATCTCACTAGAAAGAAAAACTTCTCCTTTTATCACATAAAACAACTCATCATCTATACGTCTGACATCTACATTATACCCATCTTGAATGATTAGTTTTTCTTCTATACCAAAGTTGTTCCGGTAAATACGTACATAACAATTCCCTTTTAGAATGACCTGAACAACAATTGCTTTCCAAAAATCAAAGGCAGTCATTAAACTTGACGGCTCTGTTGCTATTAGATAATTCAATGGATGATCCGGATATCTCTCACGGCTATCCTCATCTTTCTTAAAAACTGATTTAGGTAGTTTAGCTATATCATTGCTTATCTGATCAACCGCATTATAAAATGCAGACAATGTTAATGCAGATGAAGCAGTAGCTATCGTTCCTTCTACTGGAGAACCCAAGAAGGAAATGTCCGAAGAAATCGAACTGTCAGAAGTTTTAAAAAGTCTACCTAAGAATCCAAACACTATCTTATCATTTGATGATTACATAGCAAACTTAAGTAGCAAAACCTTGACAAGGTTGTAACTTTGTTACCTTTTTTTAAAACAAAAAAAAAACCAAACTAAATAGCTTGGCTTTATATTGTTAATGTTTTTTTTTAATTTTCTAAATGCTTAATTAGCATACAATAACATCTTGTCTCATGGTTAAGTTTTTTTGCTTATTAATTATTATTAAATATATAACTTTTTATTTAACATCCAAATTATTTCCTGACTGAAATTTTAATTTAGTTATTGCTTTTTTATTATCAAACGTCTTTGATACAACTTTAGTATATCCCGAATAAGTATGCCTTGCCGTTATTGTAACATTTATAAAACAATTATCATCTTGCCATTCCTTATCAATATCAAAGTCAGTACTTATCCTCATACAATGTAAGTTATGTCCATCCTTTTTACATTCAGCTGGTATATGAACAATATTATTTCTTTTAACAGGAATAGGAATACGTTTCAAATTACTTCCAGACTTATCAGGCTGCGGTTGATAAATCACTGGTTCAAACGTAACATCCATTAAAGGATACTTAGTTGTATTTATAAATTTAAACCAATAAATATTCTTACCTGCTTCATCCTTTTCGCAACAAATATACTCAGATATTTGAACCTTTGGAACTTTTTTAGATAAATACATTTTTAAAAACATCCAAGAAGAGGCTAATCCCCCTAAAACACCTATAATAACAGAAGGTAATAAATCTAATAGATACAAAATAATCTTCACCGCTAGTAATATGTTAATTTCGCGCAAATGTAACTATTTTTTACAAATAAGTATTAAAATGTTAATTAAATTTAAAGTATACACAATTAATTCTCGAACAAGAATACTTGCCATAATTCAATAAACCTTCTTACACTACCTCCTTCTATTAGTTGTTATTCTAAACGAATCATAATCCGAATATCGATGACAACCAAAATATTTTTTATATAAATCGTTTACATATTTAAAAGCCTCTCTTCTATTTCTATAATAGCTTATCTGTTTAAAATAATAATCATAAAACCCTTCTGTCGAAGCAATCTGCTTCATCAATTCATTTTCTTTTTTTAGCCGTTCGTTTTCTGCTTGAATCGCTAAATGATGTTGTGTTATCGTCATAATTCATCGTATTGGTTAAATATAAACTTCAGCTCCAGGTTTGCTGTATTTCCCTCCATCATCTTCCTCAACCGACATAGATCCACCCAGCGCCATAATTGTAGAAACAATCCCATCGATTCGCTTTCCTCCTTTATTTGAATTTCCTTTATGAACCTTGATATTGTCGTTTGCGTCTTGATAAATAGAACAACCAGAAAGCATCCATTGTAAAATAGGATTTCCGTCATGCTTTAATTTACCTTCATAAGTCAATCGCTCAAATTGCTTTGTCGGAAACGACATTACACCTATTGTTTGACTAAAGAAACTAACCTCCATTCCCTCTTCAGTTAATTCCTGAGCCAATTGAGCACAGTTCCATTGGTCCGCTTCAATGCGTTGGATATTCAATTCTCGATACGTTGCTCGTATAGTGTCTTTCAAATATTCATAATCAACTACATTACCTGGTGTTGCAATCATATAACCAGCATCTACCCAATACTGATAAGGTACGCGATCCTCTTTACTTCTTCTTTCGATTGTATCCTTTGGACAAAAGAAATAAGGTTTTATATATCGATTCATTTCTTCGTCTGGTTCTGATACCGCCACATAACAAGTAATATCTGTAGTTGTAGATAAATCCATTCCTGCATAAGCTCCAAACTGTGTAAACTTTTCCATTGGTAATTCATCTACTTTATTGGCCATCCAAATTTCATTGGGAATCCATATTGTAGGCGCATCCACCCACATATTCAAATGCTTTGTTTTAAAGTTTGGAATCTTACTTGGTTGGTTCCGTGCCTTGATGTATTCTTTTTGAATATTATCGATATCTAAACCAAAACCTAACAAAGGATTTGCTTTAAACCAGCTGTCTTCATTTTCCCAATCATCGCCTTCGTCTAAATCATGAATCATAATCCACAAGTGATCGTCTTGATTCCTTCCTTCCAGCACTTCTGTAACTGCTTCTTCATATCGCTTACAGGCGCTCATTAAGTTTACACCCGCTGTTGTGATATGATAAGTAATTGGCTGCTTCCTGGATACTGAACTTGATTCTAAATTTTCTTTAACCGTATCGTCTTTATGCGCGTGGTATTCATCGATAATTGCAACATGCGCATTGATTCCATCTTGTGTTTTAGAATCTCCACCTAAAGGCATCATAACGGATTGTGTTCTTCCAAATTTGATTTCCTTTTGAAAACATTGAAAACCCATATTTCGAAGATTCGGATTTGAAACTGGAGAATCAATAAACATTTTCGCTTGATTCCAACAGATTTTTGCTTGTTCCTCCTTTGTGGCCCCAACATAGATTTGCGCCCCCATCTCTACATCAAAACTCATACAAAACAAAGCAAGCCCAGCCATTTCTGCGGTTTTACCGTTTTTCTTAGCGCGTTTATCATAAACTGTATTAAATCGACGTACTCCACTTTCTTTCTGAATCCATCCGAAAATATTGTAAATGGTAAATGCTTGAAAAGGAGCTAAAAAAAATCGTTGACCTGCCATCTTTCCAGTGGTATGATTCAGAAAATTTGGAAAGAAATTAACTGCTCGCATTCCTTTGTCGTGATCAATAGTGAATCCTTTTGCATCAGCTTCTTCAATGAACTTGTAAAACCGCTCAACAGCGAGCTGTATTTTTTTTCCTGTTTTCAACTTTCCACTCCCCACCATTTCTGCATATTGAAAAGCTGGTGAGGAAAGCATTTCTTTTGTTAGTTTCATAGTGTCAACTCTAATTCTTTTCCTGTAAGGACGAAATAAAGATTCTGGAGTTGGTGGAGGTATTTTATATTAGCAATCCAAATATCATCTCCGTCTTTTTTAATTATTACTAATCGGGTTCCATCAAAAAAGAAACGCAACATACGATAAGGTTTTATATAATAATAAATCCCTAGGCTGCCCTCTTTTTGTACAATATCTTTAATTTTAAAAAGCATTTCTTCTGTTAATTCAATTGGTTTGATATTATTCCAATCAACAACACCTATTCCAAATTCTCCTGTATCAAGTGTTGGAAAAACTTCAGCAATGGTATCTATTTGAAAGAATCTATTATCATATTCTATCCAATTACCTCGACGTACTTCATTTGCTTGTATCATATTCAATTAGCTATATTTTTGATTTAAAAACCCCGTGAACAAATCACCTTGTCCAGGATCTCCTTTTGGCACATCCACCAATTTATTTCTATCCTTGAATGAGAATCCAAAGTGTTTGGACAACTCATCCATATCCTTAATCATCTTTTCGCGAATGGTCACATATCCACTCACGTTTGTTGCTCCAGTTGCAAAGGTTTGTATCAACCCTCCTTGAAAACCTCTCGCATTGATTTCCGCTTCTGCTTGAATGTAAAAATCAATGGTTGTCGCTAATCGATGCAAGTGAACTAAATCTGGCTTTGTCAATTTTTTAGAGCTGATTAGCTGCTCCCCAAAATATTTGTACCAGAACTTCTGATCCTTTGTCAAATTGAACTTTGCCATTGCAGCTGGAAGCTTATCCAAGACATCATAAAGCTGCTGATTCTTCCCAGTGGTAGTTGCATTTTCCCATTCTACAATTTCACCACTCATGTTTAATAGTTTATTCTCTTTCATTTTTGTAAAATATTAGTTATCAATCACTCATACCCCCCTCCCCTAAATTCATCGTGAGTAAAATTCTCACTAACATGCGATGTACAGCAGTCACTTTATAGGGAGATTTTACCCCATATCCCCATGCGATTCTCTAGCCGATTTTTTATTGTGACAGCTCGCGCACATCGGTTGTAGGTTGTCCTCACTCAGTCGTTCGCCTCCTCGGTTAATCGGCTGGATGTGGTCCGCAACAGTTGCAGGAGTTACCAAGCCTTCACACTCACACTGCACACACAACGGATTAGCATCCAAGAACGAACGTCTCAACTTGCGCCACTCTCTCGAATTATAGAACTCCGAGTTACTTCTTACATTCCTCTCAAACGGCTTGCGCTCTACTACCCAAGGACGTTTGATACTATCTATTCTCTTTGCCATACTTCATCAAACTAATTATGATCCAATCCCTTTCTATGCACACATCTACTACTCCAAGTAGGTAACTTATGTCTTTCTCCTACTTCAATACACACACTCCGCTCTGTTTCTTTTCGCTCAAGTGTTTTAGGATTGAACCAGTATGTAACTTCTTTGTACATGTAGGAATAGAATCGATTACATCTGTAATAAAAACTATCTACACTTTCTATTTGCCATTCTCCTTCCATATTTTTTAACCACTTCAAATCCAAGCGGGAAGTTTTATTTTTTACAGTAAAACTGTAATCTTAGTTAATACTTTAATTATATTTTTTTAATATTTTTAAAAAAAATAACTTACGATAACCAATTTTAAAATATTTATTATGAAAAATTTATTATTAGTATTAGCATTTATGCTATCGATGGGAGCATTTGCTCAGAAACCTGTTGATCCTCCTAAAGAACCAGAAACCTTATGTTATCTCTTTTATGGTTTTACAGCGGACTGCATGCATATAGTACCTGCAGATTGGTATTATGCATATATTAAATATGATATACAAGTATGTGATATCTCACCGTATGAATCAACCGCTTCAGTTAACCAAAGAATTCAAGATTATCTTTGTGAATACGGTGTGTTTCCAAGCTATGTCAAAATAATCGATAAGAGATATGCTCCACCTCCTACAACAGGAACACCTAAATAATTTTCATTTAAAAAAAGTATCCTTAATTCGTTAAGGATGCTTTTTTTTTCTAAAACGGTGTATCATCATTTCCAAAAGCTTCAGCTGCACTCACCGTCGGAACATACTCGTTAGGATTACTATACACATTCGATTCTTGCTGATTACTTCCATTCTCTTTACTATCTGTTGGATCAATAAACTTTGTCTTATCACCAATCCATTTCAAGAATGTAGTTCCAACAGAACCAGCGCGATACTTAGCAAATATGATTTCTGTGTCAGCTCCTTGCCTAGTCATTTCATCATACTCAGGGTTCCCATTAATCTCGATGTTATAGTATCCTGGTCGATAGATAAATTCAACAATATCTGCATCTTGTTCAATGGATCCCGACTCTCTAAGGTCAGACAACAACGGACGTTTAGAACCACCACGCGTCTCAACCGCTCTAGACAATTGCGACATCACGATGATAGGAATGTCTAATTCTTTTGCTAATAGCTTCAATCGACGACTTACCGAACTCACCTCATTCTCTCGATTGTTCCCTTTAGTTTTATCACTTACTAATTGCAAATAATCAATTACCAAAAGCTTGATATCATGCTTGCGCTTCCAGCTTCTTGCTTCAACAATAATATCCGAAATATCATTCACTCCTGAATCCTTCATTACAATTTGATACTTAGCTATTCGCCCCGAGTGCATCATAAACGTTTGAAAGTATTCAGGCTTATCAAATCCCGTTTTCATCAACTGTCCTAGATGAAAATTGGTATCAATTGAAACCATCCTTGAAGTCAATTGCAACACGGGCATTTCCAAAGAGATTACACCAACTGCATTACCAACTTTTGCATTTTCAATAACTGTTTTTAAAGCTTTAGCTGTTTTTCCCATACCAGGACGCGCAGCAACAATTACTAAATCTCCGTTTTGATAACCTGATGTATATGCATCGATTCGCTTAAACCCTGTCGGAACTCCAGTTACTTTACTTTCACCTGTACTTTTAGAAATAAACTCCAAACGCTTCGCTAGGTCCTGCAAGGATTCTGCAATAGTTACACTTGAGCGTCCCGTTGTGATTAGCTCGGTAACCGTATCAAACTCTTTGTTCCAACGCGCAAGTAAATCAAACACATCAATACTCTCATCCATTGCAGCTGCACTCATACTAGCATTAAAACTCACAATCATTCGACGAAGTTTGTATTGCAAAAGAATTCGAGAGTGATATTCGATATGCGCACCAGAAACACTCTTTTGAACAAGCTCCACGACCAATCCTTCAGCAGCAACTCCATTTGCTCTCAACTTCTGTGAAACACTAATCATATCAACCGGTTGAGAACTTGAATACAGTTTTTGAACCGCTTCAAAGATTTGCATATGTTCTGGAACATAAAACACAGAAGAATCTTTGATCACTTGCATTGCTTCATCAAGCGCTTGCTTACTATTGATCATTCCTCCCAATACGGCTTCTTCAGTATCTTTTGAATGCGGAGGAACTAATCCTTTTGAAATTGTTTGACTCATGATTAAAAGTGATTTTTAGAATATTGTTGTGTTTGCTGTTGTACTGGAGGCTGTTGTTTTCCAAATGCTTTGTTTTCGTTTTCGATGTAGTTAATTGCAAATCGTGTCAATCGTGCATTTATCTTTTTTCCCGTCCACTCTAAATCCTCTTCATCAACTTTGCAATTAAACAGCTCGCAGAACTTTTGAAAATCTTTGATTTTCGATTGATATTGCATTAAAAAAGTTTCGTATAAACTTGGATTATTTTCTTTGAAAAACTCGAGAGCGCCTTTCTTATTAATTGTATTATTAGTATGTATTATTATATTGCCTTTTTGAGCAAGGCCGTTTGCTTTTTTTGACAAGGGGGTTTGCTCAAAATGACAAGGCGCTTTGCTCGAAATGACAAGGCGAATTTTACGCTCAAATCCTCCTGGCTTATTCTCTAATTCAACTTCTAAATAGCCAAATTTTTTCAACTGAGAAATCCATCTAGAAACGGTTTCAGTTCCTACTCCATAAAGTTCCGCGAAATACTCATTTTTAGCCCAGCAATAACCATCACGACTAGTCAAAGCACTAATCTCACTATACAGTAGTTTAGCGTTAGGCTTTAACCGTTTATCATATCTTACTTCTGCAGTAAGAATAGACCAGAAACCTTCATTCATTTTAATTCAAGTTTTAAGTATATTGCATATAAAATCTATTATTATGCTTTCAAATAGTTTATTAGAGTTTCTAAAAGATTTAAAATCAGACAACTTCTACCCCTTCACTCAAGACATAGATGATGATATCTACGATTTTATCCTAGAACTCAAAAACAAACAAATAGTACAAATAGAAGACTATCAAGTCTCCATCATCAATTATGAAGCTATTGACCAAATGATCAATACTCAATCATTAGATTGTTCTGATCGCCAAAACCACCAACAGAACCAGAGCAAAAAAACTGATAAACCAAGTTTGACAAAGAAAATAATATCAGCTATTTTTCTACTTGCAGCAATCGCAGGTATCATATCTCTAATACTTGATATAACCAAAAGCACAGAATAACCCAAAGCAAGAAAAGCGATAGGTAAATTATTTTTACGCTTACTTTCCATAATTTTTTTTTTGAATACTGAACCAATCAAAAGATTGGTCCAGTCTAAATTTTACTTCTGATAAATACGCAATTGCGGGTGTATTTCTTTAATCAGATCCAATTGCTGATTGATTAAGGTTTCAGATTCCAAGAGAATAAACTCTTTCAAATCAGGCGAAATAAGTGTACAAGTAAAGTCATCATTGATATTGATTTCAACAACTACTCTTGCTTTCGGCTGACCTTTAAACACTGGTAGCTCTAACACAAAGCTTTCAGGAATATTAGAGTCAATTACTTGATTCAACAACATTCGTCTATTACCTCGATCATTAGAAGAATTTTCCACTTCTTTATCAACTTTTGCTTTGAAGTTTTTCAATTCAGATACTAGTTGCATAGCAACAGGCTTTGATTCAAAATAATGACGATTCATTTTGATGAAATCAGCCAATTCAAAAGTTGTATAGCTATTCCCTGAGTTAATACCGAATCGCTCTAAGTCTGGATTTAATTCAATTGCTGAATTGATTTGATAAGGATGTCTTTGTGTTACTCCATATCTCAGCTCCATTGTTCTTTTATCAATTGAAAAAGAAAGCACAGAATCCAAAATAATTTCAGTTGTAATGTTTTCTTTGGATAAAAATTCAGCAACTGCAGGAATTGTTACAGAATCAACATTTACATTTCTACCTGTATGTACAGCACTCGCATCACCTTGACGCACTACTAACTCATTCACGCCATTTTCGACGTTGATTTTAATTTCTTTCATATTTAGTTAACTTTAGACATTGCCGAACTAGTAATTGAAAACTGACGCTCTTTTGCAAGCAATGGACGGGAATAAATCAATTCTCCTTCCGCATTATAATAACCCATCATTTGATCGTCCATATCTGCTAATAGATACACTTCTTCTGTAATTTCTTCAGACGAGGTTCTAATCCCTTGCATCAAGGTCGATAATTCAACTTTCAAAGGCTTAGCAACTGCTTTAAAGCTCTCGCGATGCCTTTTTAACTCCTCTTCAGCAATATTCAATTCAATTGCCTTTTGAGCATACTCATTTTGAAGTTTAATAACTTCTTCCTTATCAAGCTGACGCTGATATGTTTTTGTTTCAGAAGCTGCAGCATTATCTTTTATATACTGCAACCGATCCTTTAAAGGAATTTCTTGAAAGATTTTTGCTTCCATATAAATAGTTTTGATTATTAAAAAATAGTTTAGTCAAGGAGCCAGGATTCGAACCTGAAGGGATACAAAAAAATTAAATGTCTATGAGATTGTGAACCAATCACCTTACTCCTTGGTGTAATTTTAAATTGTTAGACTGAATAGCAAAACCGCCATTAGCGCGCCCAAAAACGCGGGCCACAAAACATCAATCAAAAGCCTTTTCCGCATTTCTTACATTTTTCAATTCCCGCGAAAACATCCATTGGATGACATGCTTTAGTTTTTGCTTCACACTTAGCCGGATTAACCGTTGTTTGCTTCACCTTGCAGTTTTGCCCCATTTGAGCCACCACAGGTATTTCTTTTAGAATCTCTGATATATGTTTCATTGATCTGTTGGATTAACTTGTTACTAAATATTTGCCAGGACTGTTCGAAAGTTTGATAAACCATAATACGCGATTTAAAACTTCATAACCTCCAAAGCCGACATGATTTCCGACTTCTTATAATATCTACGACCAGCAATTCCATAGCCAATCAATCGCCCTTCTGTTGTCCATTTACTCAACGTAGATAAATTCACATTTAGAAACTCAGCAGCTTCCTCGCGAGTCATCAGTTCCTCAGGTTCCGATTTACCAAGCTCGCTTTTCACAACTTCAGTAATTGCAGCAATTAATCCAGCTGCGGAAATACCATCTAAGATTATTTTACCATCCAT